CAAACGACAAACTCTTGACAAACGCATCACCTTTCGTAGCTGGGGTAATGTCCATATCATAATTCTCTTTACAAAAATCTCTATAAATAAAATTATTAAAAAAGGTAATGGACCTTTCCTTAACCCCAGCCGCAACATCATCTCCGTATACTCTGGGCAAAATTTCATCAAAGAAATATTTACCTTGTGATTCTGGCATCTTGTAAAATGCATACATGAGCATTATCAAACCACGGAGAGAATTGTCTTCAGCTGTGCCACCTTTACCAGATGGTTGCATACCTTGTTTCATGAAAACATCATTGTTCATGTTTATATACGGGTAAAGCAAATCAACTAAAAGACGGTGAGTATAGTTAAGAGCATCATCGTTATATCCTAGACCCTTGGCAAGCTCGTAAACAACTGCGGACGCAGCTTCTCCAATCTGAAAAGGATTACGGACGTCGTAGCCAGAGTAGTCGAACTCAACAAACGTAGTACTGAATTCCTTAAGAGGAATGAACAAACTTTCAACATCAGTGAAAATATCACATCCAACAGCGGCACAAAAGATATCTCGATGTTCAACCAAAAGCGAATAGACTGGGCCAAGAAACATATTTGAGGTTATCAAAAAGTCAATAGGAGCCATATAAAAAACTCTGGTCTTACCACTCTCAGCTTTCTCCACTAGACGGGGTTCATCCTTAAGTTGCGCAGTAAACATAATGGGAACTTGCTCTCCATCATCATAAGCACACAACCTCTCTCTAACTTTAATTACAAGGTCATCGTTAGGGTCAAAAAGTGCAGAATCTAGATTAAAACAGTCTCTCTTTACACCAGGAAATCCAAATCCGGCAGAAGCAGAAAGATTCAGACGAGCAGAATAAGCGTCCTCAGGAACACCTTTGCAGGCTAACTCCAAACTGACGGGAGAAAGGGAATTTACTCCTCTCTCTCTTAAACCCGTTAGAATGTGATCGACCAACTCGTCAACAACACGATTGAGCACATCAGCATCCAAAACGGGCGGAGTGTTATCAAGCTTGCGAAGAGCAATATTGTAAGGAGATATGTACTCACCATCAATAGTATGAGGTTGCATCATGTGAGGTACGAAAAACTCAGTCCTCTCAAACCCAAAATACTCTTGAAAAACTTCATCCAAATAAGGAGAAAGAGGTGATTTAATGAGCTTGCTGCGCT